GTCAGGAGCATACCAATCTACAGCAACTCAGTCCGAACTATTAGATAAGTCATTAATGATTCTAAACCAAAAGCAAGTTAGGTTCGAAGAAACTAAAGAAGATCTAACCATCGAAAAGCAAGGACTGACCAAATCAATTTCAGATCTAAGGATAGCTTTATCTAATCCAGCTCAAGTACAATATATAGATAAAGAGTCAGGCCAATTAATTACAACATCATCTTCATCTGCAAGACGTGCTCTACAAAATGAGTTAACTATAGCCACTAATACTAGAGATGGTATTAATCTTAAAATAGAAGCCGTAATGGATTCTATTAATAAAACGGACATGGCATTGTTAGATAAAGAGATATCGAATGAAGCTGAAAGTGAATTAGGCCCACTCAAGTATCTAGCTGAAACTACCGGTCAACCTATGAATAAAGTTGTTAACTGGTTCTTATTGTTAATAATATTTGTATTCGATCCATTAGCTATAGCTTTAGTAGTAGCAGCTAACATGGCTTTTGCACAACTAAGACCAAAAGAAATTAAAATGTCAGTACCGGATGGGTATGAGTTCAATAAACCGTATCCAATACCTGAAGAATGGAAAGAGCCTTCACAAGAATTAAAAGAGCGTGTTAAACAAAATCAAGCAAAGCTAAACGATCAGGAATATAGTCAGGATAATTGGGATAAGGGTGTAGCATCCTTAGGCTCTAATCCGAACAGTCTAATAGGTAAGACAGAAGAAAGCATCGAAGAAACGTTTGAAGAAGAGAAATGGTTACCAGAGGAATCAGATAAAGAAGACTTTCATGAAGGTAAGCAGATGGCGAAAGGGTTAGATACAGTTATTCAAGTAATGGAAGAGGAAGAAGGTGTAGAGCTAGAGGCTGACAATAATCAACAGGAAAAAATAAAACCTGATAATTCAGAACATGAATTATACCACGGAGGTGAGGAGCGAAAGGATGTACTATCTACAAGTAACCCTAGGAGAGTAATAAAGAGAAAACGAAAAGTAACTAGAAAACCTAAGCCTAACTCTAACCCTAACAAGGGTTCAGGTCACAATCCTAACCCTTATAGAGGATAATCTAACACATAAGTTGGTTAACTTATTTTTTTTTCGTATATTTAATTATATGGCAAAGAAGCGTAAAATCAATTACAAAAGTTATAATGAAGATGGTCACCGTTACATGATATGTCAAAATAGTGTCGAAGGTGGTCGTTGGTGGAAGGGTAGTTTGTGCGATAGTTGGGTTAAAGTTGGACCTGATGTTACAGCTACATTATGTCATCGCTGTGTTAATCGAGTTACAGAGCCGCCTAAATTTACACCTAGATATGTACCAACTGGTAGACCAAAGGGTTGGCAATGGATGTCTGAGTTTGTAGATAAAGATGGTACAGTATACCACAAAGGTAAAGAGCAACCAGCTCTGAAAGGTTCATTACCTACTACTGAAGTTAAACCTCAGACAAAGAAAAAGCGTAAGACAAAGCGTGAACGTGAAGCGCAACGACGTAGAGATGCATCAAAATTATATGATCTAAAAAAGAAGTTAGTAAAAGCTAAACTAAAAAAAGATCAAAAGCCACTAGAAGTGCAGATCAGAAAACTCACTAGAAAAATAAAAGTTAAATAAGTTTGATTCCTAAAATATTTTTCGTATATTATACAATATGGATAAACTAATATACACTCGCGGAACATATTCTAATGAAATTCAAAAGGTTGAATTAGATGTAAATGAGAATATAGACATACATGAGTTTAAACGTGTATGTAAAAGGCTAGCATGTGCACTAGGATATGATAGCGTAAGTGTTGAAGATACATTTGAAGGTAAATCGAAACCACTAGATAAATTAAAACAAATTTTAAAAGGTTAATATGGCTAGCAATATATACGGCAGTTACGAAGAGCAGGAATCAAAAACTAATACAACTGAAGAAGATGTTTATTATGAAGATGAGTTAGAGAAGAAGCATCTTTATAAAGAGATCGAATTTGCAGTTGATGTAGATGATAGTATTATTTATATTATTGGCGAAATAGAAGATTTTGGTTTATATGATTTCATGGTAAGATGTAGAGCAATATTACGTAACCGTGAAGAGGGTGATGAATCACCTATCAATATAATTATAGATTCAGTTGGAGGTGATGTTTACGAGATGTTTGGTATTATTGATTATATAGAAAGCCTCGAAAAGAACAGTAATATTTTAGTAAACACTATTTGCAGAGGAAAAGCTATGAGTGCTGCAGCAATGATATTAGCTAGCGGGACAGGTAAAAGACTTGCTAGTAAACGATCGACTATTATGATTCATGAAGGTTCATCAATGCAAGCAGGTAAATCGTCTGATTTAAAAGCAGCACATAAATATAATTCTCATTTAGAAGAAATGGCCAATGCACTACTAGGTGATAAGACGTCAAAAGATAAAAAATTCTGGTCAGAGCAATCAAAAACTGATCTTTATTTATCCGCTAAAGAAGCTCAAAAGTTGGGCGTAATAGACGGTATAATACATTAAATATGAAATTAAACGAAAAACAAATTATAGAAAACTGGAAAGATTTATTAGGTAGAATAGAGCACCAATTCAAGGGTGAACGCAAAGAGCGACTTCTTGAGATGTACAATTATTTTGCAGATAGAATGATGTTTGCTCCTGCAAGCTCTAGAGAGCATTACCATAACTGTTTTCCAGGAGGTTACGTTGATCATGTATTACGTGTTATGGATTGTGCATTTGATCTATATAATTCATGGATGATGCAAGGTGCACATACTGATAATTATTCAGTAGAAGAGTTAATGTTTGCTGCATTAAATCATGATCTAGGTAAGATAGGTGATTTAGATAACGATACTTATATACCCAATCAATCAGAGTGGCACAGGAAGAATCAAGGAGCTTTATATACAGTTAATCCAAAAACTGAGTTTAGTTTAGTTCCAGATAGAAGTTTATTCTTATTACAGCATTTTGGTATAAAATATTCTTGGAATGAGTTTTTAGGTATACGAATTCATGACGGTATGTATGAAGAAGCTAATAAGCCATATCTAGTGAGTTTTAATCCTGATTCCAGATTACGATCTAATCTTGCTTTAATATTACATCAAGCAGATATGATGGCTTCTAGAGTTGAGTGGGAAAGATGGAAGTATGGTGAAAATGGTCTTCAAGGTACTAGAACGTTAACTGATGTACCTAAAGAGAAGATGATGAAGCATGTAGTTAAAAATCCTACATCTACTCCTAAACCTACTCCTAAAAAAACGCCAAGCCCTGCATCACAGCTAAATACTGGTTCAGATGCTAGTAAATTATTTGATGAGCTATTCGGATGATTATAACAATAATATTACTATCTATAGCTTTAATAGGCTCTCTATACGCTAACTATAATATACTTAAGAAGTATGAACAAGGTGAAGAGTATATATCGAATCTAGAGACATGGTTTGTTCAGTTCTCTAAAACAATCACTAGCATGAATAAAGAAATGGAAAAGATAGATACTAAAGGTTCATTTTCTTCTGATGATGAGGTTGGTTATTTTTTTAAAGAGCTTAAAAAAATTATAGGTAAATTAAATACATTAGGAGAAAATGAATGAGTATAACTCAGACAAGTGCAAGCATATCACCCGTGCAGGAATTTTACACATGGTACGGAGAGTTCGAAGCTGAACGGAAAGCAACAAAGCAAAAAAAACGTCGTGGATATTTCTTTGAGGAGAATGAGCGCGCAATTATAGCTTACAATAATGAAACTAGTGTACATTTAAGAAACAAAGTTTATACTCAACACATTCATAAACCTTTTATGAAGCTAGCAGAAAATATTATACACACCTTTAAATTTTATTGCTTTGACGATCCATATAAAGATGTACAAGCTGAAGTGGTTGCCTATCTTATAGAAAAGATAGATAAATACGATCCATCTAAAGGATCTAAAGCTTATTCTTATTTTAGCATAGTAGCTAAAAATTACCTTATTTATAATAATAATGAAAATTATAAAAAAATGAAACAACGTCAGAGTTTAGATGCAGTAGATACTCAACGTAATATTACGAACGAAATAGTTCGAGACGATATTAAGGATTCGAGAAAGGATTTCACCGATCAGATGGTAGTATTCTGGGACAATAATTTAAACACAATATTTACCCGTAAAAAAGATATACGTGTAGCAGCTGCAATTGCAGAATTATTTAGACGTCGAGAAAATATTGAAATATATAATAAAAAAGCATTATATATTATGATACGGGAAATGGCAGATGTTAAAACTCAGTACATTACTAAAGTTGTTAATGTTATGCGAAAAATTTATATTGAAATGTGGAAAGAAT